CCTTGTTCAACAATAGATGATACTAATGCAGACGAATGTGGTTACAAAAAGTGTGCCAACGGTGCTTACATTCCTAAAGATCAACAGTGTCCAACTACAGTTGACCCTTGTTCAACAATAGATGATACTAATGCAGACGAATGTGGTTACAAAAAGTGTGCCAACGGTGCTTACATTCCTAAAGATCAACAGTGTCCAACTACAGTTGACCCTTGTTCAACAATAGATGATACTAATGCAGACGAATGTGGTTACAAAAAGTGTGCCAACGGTGCTTACATTCCTAAAGATCAACAGTGTCCAACTACAGTTGACCCTTGTTTAGACTCTGCTTACGCAGAAGCTAATCCTACTATCTGTGGTACTACTACAGTAGTTGACCCTTGTTTAGACTCTGATTACGCAGAAGCTAATCCTACTATCTGTGGAACGGATCCAGAGTGTAACGATTGTACTTGCGCTAAGTATGCGGCGGCTAACCCAGAAGAGTGCGGTACAACTCCTCCTCCCCCTCCTCCTCCCAGTGGTGGTGGTGCTGGAGGCTCCAGTTTTGGCTCTGGTATGTTTGATATGACGCCTACTGACATCACAGCGGCTCCAGAATTACTAGCGGCGGCTCAGTTTCCAATAGTAGACTTTTTATCTGACGCTTTACCAAAAGACATAAAAAGCAACGTAATGAAAGGCTTGTTTGAGGGCTTAGTATGACATATTTAGACATAGTAAACAACGTACTGAGGAGGCTCAGAGAAGACACAGTAACAACCGTAAGTGCCAACACGTACAGTGCTATGGTTGGTGACTTTATCAACGACGCCAAACAACTCGTGGAAAACGCTTGGGATTGGTCTAATCTTAGGTCTACCCTTACGATCACCACGGCGGCTGATGACTACACGTACTCGCTTACGGGATACCAAGACCAAGGTAAGATCCTGAACATCATTAACGATACGTCTAACATTGTGATGGAGTACAGACCTCAAGAATGGTTTGACGATAAGTTCTTAGTAAACACACCGACATCTGGTGCACCACAGTACTACACGTTCAGCGGTATTGATGGCTCTGGTGACGCACAGATTGATGTGTACCCTAAGCCTGACGGTGTTTACTCTCTGAAGGTCAAGAGTGTCATCAGGAACGTAGCCTTGAGTTCTGACTCTGACACACTGGCTATTCCTAGTCAGCCTGTGATCCACATGGCGGTAGCTCTGTTGGCTCGTGAACGTGGGGAGACGGGCGGTACATCAGCACCTGAGTACTTTGCTATTGCTGATAAGTACCTGTCTGACGCTATTGCTCTGGACGCCCAGAAGCACCCTGAAGAAACTATTTGGTTTACACCGTAGGAGACGCTAGATGGCCCAGCCACTACAAAGCATTAACTTAGTTGCTCCTGCGTTTAAAGGGATCAACACAGAGGATTCTCCGCTTGCACAGGATACGTCTTTTGCGGAGATTGCAGACAACGCTATTATTGACAGACGAGGACGATTGGCTTCACGTAAGGGTAACTCTGTTTTAACTACAGATAAGACTGTGTTGGGTACTGACTACCTCTCTAACATCCACGAGTTCTACGACAACGCCGGTAACGAAGTAATCTTTAGTACTGGTAACAACAAAATTATGACAGGTACGACTACACTGGTTGACGCTACGCCGGGGTCGTACACAATTACAGCTAACGATTGGAAGATATTTAACTTTAACGATCACGCTTACTTCTTTCAACGTGGCTACGAGCCTCTCGTGTACAGCAACAGTCTAGGTGCAGTTACTAAGATGTCCAGTGTTGCTGGTGCATCTGTAACTTCTGCACAGTACGCCAACGAAGCTATAGGTGCTTACGGACGAGTGTGGTGTGTAGGTAACGCTACTAATGACAACACGATCTACTGGTCTGACTTGTTAATAGGACACGATTTCTCTGGTGGGTCTAGCGGATCTATTGATGTGTCTAAGGCGTGGCCTAACGGGTTTGACAAGGTTGTAGCTATAGCGGCACACAACGGACTGCTAGTGGTCTTTGGTGAAAACAATACGCTGGTGTACGGTGGTGCAGAGAGTCCAGCAACAATGGCTATACAGGACACCATTCCGGGTGTCGGCTGTGTAGACAGAAAGAGTGTACAGAACATAGGAACAGACTTGTTGTTTTTAACACAAACAGGTCTTAGGAGCTTAGGACGATCTATACAAGAAAAGTCCTTGCCTATTACCGACTTGAGTAGAAACATCAAACAGGAACTGATTGCTAACACACTGGGTAAAACGGAGTCTGTTAGCACGGTGTACAGTCCTGAGAACTACTTCTATCTTCTGTGCTTTCCTGATCTCAACCTCGTGTACTGCTTTGATGTACGAGGCACACTAGAGAACGGTGCGTACAGGGTAACACGATGGCCTAGTGTGGACTTCAAGTGTTTCCACAGGGACAGAAACGGTGACATATACATAGGCACAACAGCGGGTGTAGGAACGTACAACAACTACTTTGACAACGGTAGTGTTTATCGTTTCCGTTACTACAGTCCCGGCTTGAGCTTTGGTGATCCATCTAAGATTAAGATGTTGAAGAAAATTAGACCAACAATTATTGGTGGTAACAACGCAGACATTTTTCTCAAGTGGTCTTACGATTTTTCAACAGCAACCAGCACTAGCACGTTTAGAACTAGCAGTGCTACACCCGGATTCTACGGACAGTCTGAATACAACGTAGCAGAGTTTTCAGAAGAAGGTACAATTATTAGCCGTTCTTCTATTAACACAACAGGCTACGGCTCAGTAATCAGCGTTGGTCTTGAGACAGACATCAACGGTTACGCACTGTCCATACAGGAAATGAATGTACTAGCACTGATAGGTAAAACGCTATGATGATGAATTATAATAAGAAAAGAGGTACTTACTAATGGGTATTCTAAGCGATCTCTTAGGTGGGGTAGCTCTTGATCTGTACGATGAGATACCTACACAGATTAAGGCTATATATGATCCTACTGTTGAAGGATATGAGGCTCTCCCTGAAATAACGGCTCCTGACATAACGTTCCAGCCGTTTACGGTCACTGGTCCAACAGGAACAATTGCTGGTGGTCCTACAGGAACTACTTATTCTTTAGGTGGAACAGGTCAACAACTTCAGAGTGCTCTGGAATCTGCGGCACTCTCTAGGTTTGGTGCTACTCCTGTTGGCGCTGGACAACTGGGAACTGTCGGTCAACAGTTGTTGGGCGTAGGTCAACAGCAGTTAGGCGTATCTCCGTTTGGCCTCGCTGGTCAACAACAAGCGGCACAACAGGCGTTTGGCTTAGGTGGGCAGTTCATGGGTCAAGCTGGTATGCCTATGGGTGCTAGAGAACAAGAGGTGTACGACAGAATTAGGGCTACACAGCTTGGTGAAGAGGAGAGACAGAGACTTGCTCTAGAAGAACGTTTGTTTGCCCAAGGCAGAGGTGGTGTACGCACTGCTATGTTTGGGGGTACGCCAGAACAACTAGCGATGGCTCAAGCACAAGAGCAAGCACAGAACCAAGCGGCACTGATGGCGATGCAACAGGCACAAGCGGAACAACAGCAACAGGCGGCTCTAGGCGCTCAGTTTGCTGGCCTAGGTTCTGGCCTAGCTACACAGAGACAAGCTCTAGATGCCGCACAACAAGCTAGGGCTATGCAAGCACTACAGGGCGGCATGGGCTTGATGGCAGGAGGTCTTGGGTTAGAAGAGGCACAGCAAGGGATTGGCTTGAGTGCGCTTCAGGGTGCTTACGTGCCACAGGCGGCTATGCTCTCTGCGTTCTCTCCTGCACTCAACGTTGCGTCTATGACTGACGTTGCACGTAGACAGATGGGACAGTACGGACTTGAGGCTCAGTTGGCTAACTTAGAAGCAGACGTTGGCAGACGCCTTGGCCTTGCTGAACTCTACGGTGGAATGTTTACTGGCGCTGGTTCTTTAGTCGGTGGCTTGACTAGCACAACCGGTAGTTTGATTGGTGATCTAATAAATAAATACTCAGACGTATCTCTGAAAACTAACATTGAACCTGTTGGTAAACTACCTAACGGAATAAACCTGTACACTTGGGATTGGAACGAGGAAGGCAAGAGAATTGCTGGTGACGCTCCGACTTACGGTGTAATCGCTCAAGAAGTTCAAGAAGTAGCACCAGAAGCAGTAACCCGTGGAGATCACGGCTACTTGATGGTCAACTACTCAAAGCTAATTTAAGGAGAAACACAAATGGCTGTTAGAGGATTTGACGTAGGTGGTATGTTCCAGAGAAGCGGAGGACGCATCGGTGCTAACATCGGTGCTGGAGCCGCCGCTATGGGCGCTGGTTTAGAGGGTATGTTTACGGGGATCAGAGGAGGTCTAAAGGAACGTCAGGAAAGGCTTGATGCTGAAAAAACTGCTGAAAAACTTGCTGGTATTTATGCACCTGTTACTCAAGAGGGTGCAACATCTACTCAACTGTTTCAGGCGGCTCAACAGCTTATGAGTATGGGAAAGACCTCAGAAGGTATGGCAATGGTAGAGCAAGCTAGGGCAATGCAAAAAACCGAAGCGGAGTCTTTAGCCAAACAGCAAGAAC